GAAGTTCGTAGTCAGGATTCCCTGATGTGAACTTCAGCTCGATTGCAGCAGTCTCTTCTGAGACGAGATGTGTGCTCTTCAGCGTTTCGATCTCTGAGGAATATGGAACCTCACAGCTGATGGTTGCACCTCTTCTGCCATGCTTCGGCTGCCCTGAATAAAGACCTGACTTGTAGGTCTGGGGAGCTTCCTCAAGGCTGTTGTCCAGTTTGAAGGTTGCAGAAGTCACCGGGTATTCCTGGCCGTTGATCCTGAAGGATGCGGATGTGCATCTGTAGGATGGGATGGTGAAATCCTGGATGGAGCCATTGAGTGCTCCAGGTTCTTCCTTCACACCCTTGATGTCGACTGAGCATTTGACGTAGTCGCCTGCAGCAGCCTCAATGGATAGGGAAGATACCGTGCATCCTGTGTACTTCTTTACTGCGGCGTTCCTGTCCACAACCAGGGTGAAGGATGGCAGATCTGCCTTTGCCCCACAGAGGTTGATGGTGTGTTTCTTGAATTCTCCATCTTCAGACACGGCATCTGCACCTCCGAATGCGGTATGGAACAGAAGGCCTGCAGTCTCCGGACGGAGGATGAGGGACAGGGAGCCATCCACTTTGATGGCCATTAGGTCCCTGGTCTGTGCTGTCTTTGATGCGAGGAGGGAGCCTTCGTCGCCTTTCTCCACGGAGACGGAGATCCCTTCCGATGTGATGTCCAGGAGCGCTGTAGGTGTAGCCTCAGTCCCGAAGGTCGATTCCTTTCCGAACTGGGCTGATGCCCCTGTACCTGTAATGAATGACATGATTATCTCCTTGTGTTGAACCTACGTTCCCAATTGAGCTCAACCTTGGCCTCGATTGCCGTCATGGTCCTTGAGGCTGTGAGCGAAGGGTAGTAGTCCATATCTGTGATCCTTGATGAATCGATGAATCCACCAAGCGTGTTGTCTGACCTGAGCATCCCGTAGAAGGCAGAGAAGCAGGAGAAGACCCTCTTCACGAGTTTTTCGGAAGGGGCCCCCTTGCAGACGAAGAAGACCGTGGCATCAAACGTCGCGGCATCGGATGCTGTGGTCAGTTCCTCGTAGTTGCCATAGTCTGGCTGTATGTAGACCATCGTGTCTTTCCTCATTGAGTCCGGGTCCGGATAGTCGATCAGGACATTGTTCCTGTCGAACACAGTCTCCGGTTCCACCAGACAATCGATGATCGTTTCCTGGAGGCGTTCCAGGACATCCATTTCCGTCGTCATTTCTTTGTCTCCTTCCTGGCGTTTGCCTTCTCGATCTTCCTGATCTCCCTTTCCATGAGCTCGTCGAGCTTCATCTGGAAGTTCATGGAGCGCAGGTATTCCTTTACCGGTTCCTCGACGAAGTTTCTCTCCGGAAGCTTCACCGAGTGTACCTTCACCCACTTTCCATCCTTCTGGAATGTCAGCCATTTGCTGTTCCTTGCAGTGATGGTCGAGCCTTTAGCGAGGGCATAGCCGTAGAAGACGCCACCGTCACGGCGGGCCTTTGCCTGGACGGCCACAGCCTTGCCGTTGCGGAATACCTTCCTCTGGATACTCTTGTAGAGCAATCCGGTTCCCTTTGAGAGTCCGTAGCTTTTGTAGCTACGTTTGACCTCCGCCTTAGCGGCCGTACCGATGCCGGAGAGAAGATGCCTCATGACTGTGGAACGTCTCCCTCCCAGGTCCTCCAGGGTATCCAGGACTTCCTTGATGTCGGTTTCGACCGACAGCATCTGTTCTGCATTTGCCATCAGAATGAAATCCTCCTGTACGGATCCAGCGGCTGTAGATACTTACGGTAGTTTGAGTAGTTGATGAAGGTCCTTGAGTTGTCTGCAAAGCTCTTCCCCGTGAGACCGATGTTGCCGCCGGTCTCGCTGAGCATGAGGGTTGCGATCCTCAATATGGAAAGGGGGACAACGGAAGGAATCCCCCCGTTGCCCCATAGTCCTGTTTCCGGGCCATCCTCCAGGTCATAGCCGAGGTAGCCTTCGACGATCTCCTCCGCAGACTGCAGGAAGAGTGTCTTCAGCTTCACGGCCTCAGGCTTGTCCTCCCAGTTTCCCGAGTAGGCGTTGAAGTCCTCGACCGCCACGATCATGCTGTTGCCTTCTGCTTGAGGACCTTGACTGCTTCCGGAAGGATGAGCTTGCCGTCGACACGCTGGGAGCCGATGAAGCCGACCTGGCCGTTTGGAGCATAGAGCTCGCCGAGTCTTCTGAAGGTTCTACCTTCGCGGTCTGCGATCCAGTAGTAGGAGAAGTCGCCGAATGCGATGGTCTTCTCGCCAGCCTTGAGCTCAGGCATAAAGACGCTTGTCATGACAGGTCTGCCGAGGATTGTGTCCGGTGTGCCGGCTGTCATTGCAGGCTGCCAGAGATACTGTCCGTTCGCATCCTTGAGCTTTCTGATCGCCTTGACTGTGGAGTCGTTGAGGAGCCAGACCGCATTCTTTCTGTAAGGGGCGCGGAGGGAGTAGTAGAGGTCGATGAGTTCATCTGCAGTGATTGCTGCTGCAGCACCAGCTGTAAGGCCAAGCTGAGCGCTGTTGAGCACGCCCGTAGGCTTGCCGTTGCCGTCGCCAGTGAAGAACGCAGCCTCTTCCTTTGCACCGATCCTTCTTCCGAATTCTGTGGCGATGTAGGACTCAAGGTCGAAGGCGCTGTCGTTGATGAGCTCTTCGGAAACCTTGATGAGTGTACCGACCTTGTAGGCACCGAGTGTTGCCTGGCCGAAGGTCTCGTCGGAATCAGTGAAGGCACCTTCCTCATCGATCCACTTTGCTTCACCGTGGCCTGTGACGAGAGGAATCTTTCTGTCGCCGGAGGATGTGGTGATCTTTCTGGCGATTGTTCTGAAGATGTTCTCGTCCTCGAGTGCCTTCACAAGGGTGTGCTCGAATTCGTCAGGTACGAGGTAGCCGCCTTCGGAATCTGTGCCGACCTGGAGGGCATCGACCACTTCAGGTCTCATGTACTTGGATCTCATGGCATTCCAGAAGGAACCCTTGTAGTCGTCGGTTGCCCTGAAGCCCCTCTTGTCGGAAGGTGCGGAGAACGGACGGGTAGTGATAGGCTGGGAGAGCGGCTTGGAGAGCTCTGCGTCCAGTGCTTCCTGGCGCTCAAGTCTTGCGATCTCCTTGCCGAGGTCAGTGACCTCCTGTTCCATTCTGGAGTAGGTTGCGTCATCCTCGGCTGAAAGGGTGCCCCTCTCAGTTCTGTGGGAGTCGAGGAAGTTGCGGCAGGCCTTGATTGCGGCCATGCGCTTGTCTCTGAGTTCGTTGATTGTCATAGCAATCCTCCTTAGTTTTCCAAGAGGTGGAGGCGGTCCAGGAGTTCCTCGACTCTTCTTCCATCCTTCTGTTCTTTCTCTGGCATCCTTGCCGAGAGTCTGTTTCTGAGTTCGTTTGCGGCTTTCTTCCTGGAGTACATGACCGGTGAATCATGGACTGGAACCTGCGCCATATCCGTTGGCTCAAGGATTCCGTCGATGAAGCCAAGTTCCATGGCTTTCCTGGCATCCATCCATGTCTCCTCATCCATGAGGCGTGAGAGCTTGTTCCTTGACAGGCCAGTCTTGATCTCGTAGGCGTTGATGATCGATTCCTTGACTGAGTCCAGCATCTCGATGGCCTTCTGCATCTCTGCCGAGTCGCCGGCGACCATCGTCAGCGGGTTGTGGATCATCATCAGACCGACAGGACTCATGAGGACCTTTGTCCCCGCCATGGCGATCACCGATGCTGCAGATGCCGCGATTCCATCGATCTTGATGGTCACGTCATGCGGGTAGTCGATGAGCATGTTGTAGATCTGGGCTGCGGCCACACAGTCACCGCCAGGGGAGTTCACCCACACGGTGATGGGGCCGTTTCCGGAAAGAAGCTCGTCCCTGAAGATCTGTGGCGTCACCTCATCGTCAAACCAAGACTCCTCGGCTATCGCTCCTGAAAGAAAAAGCACCCTCTCTCCAGAAGGTGCTCCGTCGTCGTTGTTGATTGCGGTCCAGTTCCAGAACCGCTTGCTGTTATCCATCGTTGTTCTCCTTGTTCCAGTTGCCTGCTGTCTCCAGCGGCGTCATGTTTCCGTTGCAGAGGTATCTGTTCCCGCCTTTCTCATCAGGTATGAGGTCCAGGTTCTCCAGCTCCCTGACGTCATTCGGACTCATGAATCCGTTCTGTATTCCGACTGCATAGCCGTTCATCCTGGAGGCATAGTCTCCTCTGAGAAGTCCGTCCACATTGAACTTCACGAAGTAGGATTCCTTCTCTTCCTTCGTCAGCAATGCCCTGTGTATCGCCTGCTCCCAGCGGATGACCCATGGGTCCAGGGTGTACTTCACGAATTCTAGTGACTGCTGTTCGATGTTCGAGAATGAAGATTTCTCAAGGTCCCCGACCATGTGTGGCGGAACCCTGAAGATCCTGGCGATCTCGTTGATCTGGAATTTCCTGGTCTCCAGGAACTGCGCCTCATTCGGGGCTATCCCGATCGGTGTATACTTCATCCCTTCTTCCAGAACGGCCACCCTATGGGAGTTGCCGGAACCCTGGTACACACTGTTCCAGGAATCCCTTACCCTGGCTGGATCCTTGAGGATTCCAGGATGTTCAAGTACACCGCCTGGAGTGGCGCCGTTTGCGAAGAACTTGGCTCCATATTCCTCCGTTGCAATCGCAAGCCCTATGGCGTTCCTGGCCATGGCGATGGGGGAGTATCCGACAAGGCCATCGAATCCGAGTCCAGGGATATGCAGTACATCCGAGGATTTCAGAAGCACTGTGGAACCTGTCATTGTGGTCGGTTCATCCGAGGAGCGGGTGTACTCGTAGACGATGTTCCCCGCCTTGTCCCTATCGACCTTCATCCTGTTCGGCATGAGGGGGTAGAGGGCAAGGACTTCGCCTTTGCCGTTCCTGATGATCTGAGCGTATGCATTCCCCCAGAGGAGCAGATGGGTCATCAGTGTTTCCCTGAAGATGAAGGATGTCATCTCCGGGTTCGGTTCGTCATGGAGAACCCTGTACAGGCTGTGGTCCAGTGCCTTCTCCTTGCTGCCTTCCTTATATCGGTAGAGGTGGAGGGGAAGTCCTGCTATGGCTTCCGAGAGGATTCGGACACAGGCATAGACTGCGGTCATCTGCATGGCGGATGTTTCGCTGACAGTCTTTCCTGCAGTGGAGCCACCATAGCGGAAGAAATAGGACTGTCCGGGAGTCGAGTTCCTAGGCTTGTCCCGGGATTTGAATATGTTAAGTTTCATTTGGCCTCCTTGAGGCATAAAGAAAGACACCCGCTTTCACGAATGTCTGGTGAGTGTTGTATAATGGCCTTATGGCATATACGTACAATCTAGTGATCCTGAGCACCAAG